TTGGAAATTTTCCCGACTAACGCATTGGGACATAAAATGATGGTCTGTGACCTATCCGGGGCCCCGATCCGTTCGCCGTTATTGTCTTTCATACCGGCCAGCCGTATCCGGGCATTTTCAAGGTCGGTTTCATCTTTATATTCGTTAGAATTTATTCGGGTGCCCAGGGGCGCCCTGGGGCCGGGGCTGTTGGCTGTAGCGTTATAAAGCTGGGTGCCGGTGCCGTTGGGCCGGTACACATAAGGTTCGGCCGGAGAAGCCCCCGAGCCGTAATGATCAGTCACTCGCACTAAAGTAAGTTTTTCCACACCCCGATAAATAAATTTGGTCAGGTCATTAACCATCAGGGTAAAATTGGCCAGCTCATTTTCCTGAAGGGCCTCGGCCGTCAAGGTCAATTTTCGCCCATTTTTTCGGTGCCTGATCTCGATCTTTTCTTCGGAAGCGCCAATCTCGGGAAAATCTTCCCGCTCTTTCACTTCATCTTTTTGGGAATCCAGCGCCGAAACCGACGCGATGGTAGTAACTTTTTTGGGATCATCAATCTCCATAACCAGGTCTTGACCAATTTTCGGGATCTCGTTATAACCGCCGTTAATCATGGCTATGACCAGGTTTCCTGTCAGAATGGGAAAGGCGGAGGTGGTAATGGTCCTCTGTGCCCCTGACAGATCGGGTATACTTACCTGGACGCTGACATCCCCCAGGGCTTGCCAGACAGCTTTAATATCACGGATGTCCGACAATTTCAGTTGACCGCTCGAAGCCCCTTCTTCAATTTTTCTCAAAAAATCTCCGGGCTCATTCTGGGCCAGCGACCGCAGGTCGTACAATGACATACCCTGGGTGGTCCGAATATTACTGCGAATCAAATTTTCCATTTTTTCGATAACTCCTTTTTTATGTGAAACAGGGTAAAAATTCACCGTTATTACAAAAAGTAATCTTACAATCACCGCAGAGACCACAGAGAAAAAACTCCGTGTCCTCGGCGGTCCATAATCGTTTAGCTTCCGTCAGTCCAGGCCCCTTGCATAATAATGGCGCAGAAGCCGTCGGCGTCCTCGGCGAACAGTCTTACGGCGTCACCGGCCGCGCTGTTAGAAGTGAGTTTATTGCCGGCGGTCAGTTGCGCACCGGTCAGCCTGATTTGGTCGTCGTCGTCCGGATCAACATGCACGGCCGCGGCGGTGGTAGAAATAACGAGAAAATCCATACCCGACTTTACGGGCGGCACAGTGACGGTCCCGGTAGACGTGATTAACACTATTGTCCCGCCGTAGCAATCCGTTTCAATAAGAGTTATATTCCCCGCCGATGAAATCACCCGGCGCCCCTTGCGGACGTCAAGAGAGCGCTTCAAACCCCAGAAGGTGTTCTGCGGGTTATGGGTAACAAAGGCCACCGACTGATTTCTGATGGTGGTATCCTCTTCTTGGGGATAATGGCTGCAGGATTCATTTATAGCCACCGCGTAATCACCGGCGCCGTAGGTCAGTTTCTGGGAATCGGAGGCCGTCAGGGTGAAAGTATCACCAACGGCCAGAGATCTGGCCGCATTAATAGCGACCTCGAATACATCGGCCGGATGAAGGGAATAAAAATCGATATAGCGGATGGCCGTCAATTCTGCCCGGCCGGCGACTTTTTGCTCTTCCTTGCTGATGGCCAACATATAGCGTCCATGGGCCACCGCAGTAACCGGCGTCCAGTAGGTGCCGTTAAAATAACAATATTCCCCGATTTTTATGGCCTGTGTGGCCCCGGCCTGCACCAGGCCCTTGAATATATCAGGATTACCGTCCTTGCTCTTGGAATACCGAAATGGATCTTTGTTAATTGGCGCCATGTTTTATCTCTCCTGTGTATATAGTGTGGTTAATTAAATCCTTTAATTTTTCACAGCCCAATCGGGCCGCTCACATTCCGTATTGCTATCAAGCCCCTTGGTGGGCGGGGTAAAAAGCTTGGGCGCAAAAACTAATTAAAGCGCAACTCCAGGGTCCCCCCGAAGGCCCGGAAAAAATCATCATCTTTAACATTTTTAAAGCTGGTGATCGGCTGCTGACGGGTGTCGCCGGTGCCTTTGGCGGCCGGGTTGTTACCCCTGCCCGTGCCGTCGCCGCCGTCTCCGCCCGAATCCCGTGCGTCGGGGTTGGCCATGATCTTATCCTGCAGGTGGCGCAAAATTTCGGTCTCCAACCTGCCGTCAAAAAGCATATTCGAGACCTCGCTCTTGACTTCCAGGCTGACGGCTCCAGCCCTGTTGAGCAGGTCGCGGGCCGTTTCCGTGGACACGTTCATTTTCGGCCTAGCCGCTTCGGCGATATTCTCCTGCACGGCCGCGGTGATATCGGTTACCAGCCCGGCCCTTATGCCGTCCTGAACCTGCCGGCTGATCTCGGGGACCATGGCCTTGATGGCCTCGTTAAGCATAGATCTGATTTCTTTTTCTTCCACGTTGCTACCCTCCTCTAGGGTTAAGTTGCCGGGTTGCCCGGTTTGGTTATCTGTTTGATTATTAGCCCTGATTATTTCAATACCGCTCAAGGACCTGGTGGCGTCCCGGCCCAGGCCGACCGAAGTGTCCCAGGGGACGGGCGTCGAACTTATCTCGACCGGCTGCCATTTGGTGGCTACCATAACGGTTATGTCTTTGCGGCCCTTAATGGTTTTGGTGGCCATTTGATATTCTTCCCCCGGGGCCAGTTCCCTGAATTCCAGGACACGGTAGCCCGCGGACACACCCCGGAGACTGCCGGATTTTGTACGAATCAGAGCTTGATTGCCTTCGTCGGTTTCGTCATACCCGACCACGGCCAGGCCGCGGCCGCCTTCAATCCTGGGTTTTTTTAGGGGCCCGATAATTTTATCAGGATTATGATTGAATAAATGGCTGCCGGTTTTCTTCAGCCGGCTTAAATCAACCGCCCGCGGAGAATGATCAAGGACTTCAATCCCCCACCATCGTTTGACCTCCTCGGTCTCGGAAGAAAAAGAGAGTTCGGCCTCCCGTTTTTCTTCGTTCAGCCATTCCCGGTTAAATTCCATTGACCGATAAAATAATTCATCCATTTTTATTTTTCCTATTTTTTCAATTTAATAACCTTGGCCTTTTTCCCGGAAGTCGCTTTCTCTTCTTCTTTCTCTTCTTCTTCCTCCTCCTCAGCCGAGTCATTTTTTTTTAAGGCGGAATCAATCCCGTCGCGGGAAAAAGATATGCCATATTCCTCTTCATACTCTTTTATTCGTTTCAACTCTTTAGCGCGGATTTCCAGGTTTTCGTCGTAATCCTTACCCAGGGACGCACAGACGGAATGGCCGGTTTCGGTAAGGTTGGCGATATCTATGGTTTTCCCCTCGGCCTCTTTTTTTGGGTCCACCCAATCGCGGGCGGGCGGAATGTATTCGGCGGCCAGATAATCCTCACGGCGCCGATCAAAGGCCGGGGCTAAAACGTGCCCGCCAGCCACCATATAAGGCACGACATTTTCATGGGTCGGGAAGGAATAATGGTCCACGAAATATTTTTGTTTGATCCGGCAGACCTGATAGAAAGAAATCAGGATCGTTCGGGCATTGGAATAATTCAGGTCGCGCCAGTTCTGGGTCCAGACCTCGGGGGGGATATTCAGGGCATTGGCCGGGCCGCGGGAAAAGGCATTGATGATCTCGTCAAAATGGTCGTTCGGGCGGCTGGGGCCACGTATTTCAACATCCTCGTATGGGTTGAGATAATGCCATTTATTGGGCGCAAATCCGTTAATCCTTTTCTCTGCGCCGTTGGGCCGCGCGCCGGTCTTGGTATAATTGTTCTGGAATGTCTGCGGGGCCGTAGATTTTACAATACCGGTCATGCAGGCATCCTCCAGGGCGGCCACCAGCTCCGCGTCTTTATAGCGCACGGTGTTCTGGATGTCCTTTAAGCCGGCGGCCAGCCAGGTAAAGCCCCTGGTCTGCTCGGGCCTCAGGACCTCGAAGAGATGAAGGACTTTTTTGGTGCCGTTTTTGTTCCAGGCCGGCACTTCTTCAAAATCATCAAACTTGAAATGCGGCTGGATGGTATTTCCCGGGTGGTGTTTCAGAATATAATAGGTTTCGGGCACGCCCTCCTCATCATAGCGGATACCGTTACGGACACGAGGATCGGCTATTAAGCCGGGGGGGG